TCCACCATCTAACGATAATTTTGAAAGAGTAAGTAGAAGTATAGAGGTTTTATACACTGGTGCTAAGATTTTAGGTAACAACCATATGCTAGAATGGAAGCTAGCAGAGAATATGTCTAGACCTTACGCTGATACCACAAAGGTAGAAATGAATTACTCTATATGTGCTCCTAGGGTTTACAAAGGAAGAATAGAGTCCTTAGTAAGTAGAATAACTGGTTTTGCTGATATGATTCAATTGACTCACTTAAAACTTCAGCAAGTAATGTCTAGAATAGTACCAGACGGTGTATTCTTAGATATGGACGGTTTAGCCGAAGTTGATTTAGGTAACGGTACAACGTATAATCCAGCAGAAGCATTAAACATGTATTTCCAAACAGGATCTGTTGTAGGTAGATCACTTACACAAGACGGATCTTTAAACGCTGGTAAAATACCTATTCAAGAATTAGCGTCATCCTCAGGACAATCTAAAATACAAAGTTTAATAGGTACTTATCAGTACTATTTACAAATGATAAGAGATGTGACTGGTTTGAACGAAGCGAGAGATGCTTCTACTCCAGACAAAGACTCGTTGTTAGGTTTACAAAAAATGGCTGTAAATGCTTCCAACACAGCAACTAGACACTTGATGCAGGCTCAGTTATTTTTAACTTTAAGAGTATGTGAAAATATATCTTTAAAAATTGCAGATTCCCTATCATATCCATTAACAGCTAACTCATTAAAGCAAAGTATATCTAACTATAACTTTCAAACACTTAAAGAAATTGAAAATTTAAATCTACACGATTTTGGTATATACTTAGAGCTAGAGCCTGATGAAGAAGAAAAAGCTAAACTAGAGCAGAATTTACAAATAGCATTACAAACTCAAGGTATAGATCTTGACGATGTAATAGATATAAGACAGGTTAGAAATTTAAAAATGGCTAACCAGTTATTAAAGCTTAAAAAGAAAAAACGTCATCAATTAAAGATGGCTGAGCAACAAGCTAATATTCAAGCTCAAGCGCAAGCAAATGCTCAAGCAGCTGAGAAAGCTGCAATGGCTGAGGTACAAAAACAACAAGCACTCACTCAGGAAAAAGTAAGTGTAGAGCAAGCTAAATCACAGTTTGAAATACAAAGAATGCAAACTGAAGCTCAAATAAAAAGAGAGCTTATGGCTGAAGAATTTAAATATCAGTTTCAGTTAGCTAAAATAAAACTAGACGCTGAGAAAAGTAAAGAAGCTGAAATAGAAGATCGTAAAGACGAGAGAACAAGAATACAAGCTACACAGCAATCAAAAATGATAGCTCAAAGACAAAACGATGAGCTACCTAAGGATTTTGAATCATCAGGTTTTGATGACTTAAACGGTTTCGGTTTGTAGTAAACAGCTTTAAATAAAAGCAAATTTTCAATTATTTAATTATATTATATTATGTCACAAGAAAAACAAGAAGGAGAGTTCTCCTTAAAAGGTAAAAAAACTAAACCTAAAAATCTAGGTAAAACACAGGATGGACCTATAAAAGTAGATCTATCTAAAAGCGACGAAGAGCCGGAAGTTACTAAAGTAGTAATTGATACTGAAGACGATCAAGTTGAAGAAGTTGTCGAAGAAGTTGTTGAAGAAACTAAACAAGAACAAGAGGCTGTTCAAGAAGATACACCTATCATACAAGAGGTTACTGATGAGGTTGTACAAGATGAGGTTGAGGTTTTAGAGGAACAGTTAGACCAAGCTCTTGACGAGCAGAGTGCTGGAATTGATTTACCGGAAAATATTGAAAAGTTGGTTTCTTTTATGAAGGAAACTGGTGGAACAATTAATGACTACGTTAGATTAAATGCTGACTATTCTAATATTGACAACGACACATTATTAAAAGAATATTATAAAAAAACAAAGCCTTACTTAGACAGTGAGGACGTAAGTCTACTACTCGAAGATTTTTCATATGATGAAGATATAGACGAGGAAAGAGACATCCGCAAGAAGAAACTTGCGTTTAAAGAAGAAGTTGCAAAAGCCAAAAACTTTCTAGAGCAAACAAAGAGTAAATACTACGACGAGATCAAGTTGAGACCGGGCGTAACTCAAGAGCAAAAGAAAGCTACTGACTTTTTCAATAGATATAACGAAGAGCAAAGCAAAGCCGAGCAACAACACGAGTCATTCAAAAACCAAACTAAAAAACTATTCTCACAAGATTTCAAAGGTTTTGATTTCAATTTAGGAGAAAAGAAATTCAGGTATGGCGTGAAGGATCCTGGTAAAGTTGCAGAAACCCAGTCAAACATTAGTAACATCGTAGGGAAGTTCCTTAATAGTGATGGTAGTGTTAAAGACCCAGTGGGTTACCACAAAGCTATGTACGCTGCTGCTAATGTCGATACTATTGCTAATCATTTTTACGAACAAGGAAAAGCTGACGCTGTCAAACAAGTTATAGATAGCTCAAAAAATCCAAGTCAAACCTTAAGGCAATCGCCTCAAACAGGTTTTAAAGATGGTATCAAAGTAAAGGTGTTAAATGAAGGTGCTTTAAGTTCGTCGAAATTAAAAATAAAAAAAATAAAAATTTAACATTTAAAATCATTTAAAAATGGCATTAAACAACGCATTCGGTTCAATTAAACCGAGTCAAAAACAACAATTATTGTCTGACAACTATTTAAGTTTTACAGACGGATCAGGAAACGATTTTGCACAACAATATCTACCTGAAATTTATGAACAAGAAGTAGAGCGTTACGGAAACAGAACATTATCTGGATTCTTACGTATGGTAGGTGCTGAAATGCCTATGACTTCTGATCAAGTAGTATGGTCTGAGCAAAACAGATTACATATTGCTTACAACGGTGTAACTGTTGCATCTGCTACTACTTTAACATTTGCATTAGATGCTGCTAGTGGAGAAGACTTTGTAGGAAATGTAATTTCTAAAAACGATACTATCGTTGTTATGGATCCTTCTAATGGGCTTGAAGTAACTGCTTTAGTAATAGACAGTGTTGACACCTCTGCTACTTTAGCTACTCTTACAGTTGCTACTTACACCGGAGCTGATCTTGACGCTACTTTTAACGTTGCTGATACTGGACTTAAGATATTCGTATATGGATCTGAGTATAAGAAAGGAACTGGAGATGCTGACATCAAATCAATCACTCCTTCGTTCACTCAATTCTCTAACTCACCTATCATCATTAAAGATAAATACGCTATCTCTGGATCTGACGCTGCTCAGATTGGATGGGTAGAAGTTGCTACTGAAGATGGAACTGGAGGGTATTTATGGTATCTAAAAGCTGAGTCTGAAACTAGACTACGTTTTGAGGACTACTTAGAAATGTCTGTAGTTGAAGGAACTAAAGCTGCTGCTGGATCAGGTGTTGCTGCTATCGCTGGTGATACAAAGTACAAAGGAACTGAAGGTTTATTTGCTGCTGTAAAATCAAGAGGTAATATCTTTGCTGGGTTCGCGCCTGCTGCTGGAGTATTAACTGAGTTTGACCAAATTCTTAAAAACTTAGATACTCAAGGAGCTATCGAAGAGAATATGTTATTCGTTAATCGTCAACTTTCTTTAACTATTGACAACATGTTAGGTGGAGTATCTGCTGGACCAAATGGTGGTGTTGCTTATGGATTATTTGAAAATTCAGAGGATATGGCATTAAACTTAGGTTTCTCAGGATTCAGAAGAGGTTCTTATGACTTCTATAAAACTGACTGGAAGTACTTAAACGATGCATCTACAAGAGGAGCTGTTGCTGAATCAGGTATCGAAGGTATCTTAGTACCAGCTGGAACTTCTACTGTTTATGATCAAATCCTAGGAACTAACATCAGACGTCCATTCTTGCACGTACGTTATAGAGCATCTCAAAGTGATGACAGACGTATGAAGTCTTGGTTAACTGGATCTGTTGGAGGAGCTTACACTTCTGATCTTGACGCAATGGAAGTACACTTCCTTTCTGAAAGATGTTTATGTGTACAAGCTGCGAACAACTTCGTATTGTTCACTGACTAACACAAGGGTAAATTACTGTAATTTTTACCCTCGTTAATTAAACGGGGGTAATCATTACTTTTATTAAATTATTAAATTTTATTATATCATGGCAAATCAAGCTAAAAAAGCAGTAACTAAAACTGAGGTTGCACCTCAACCAATTACACCAAAAAAAGTAAAAGTAGAACCAGCTAAACCTAGTTGGGAAATAAAAGATAGAACCTATATTTTAAAAGGTTCATTTACTCCACTAACGTTAACACTACCGTCTAGGCATTCTGCTAGATTTCCTTTATTGTGGTTTGACGAAGAAACTGGAGAACAAAAAGAATTAAGATATGCTACAAATCAAAATTCACCACTCGTGGAAGAGCAGAAAGGTGAATCAACACTTGGGCATGTTATGTTTAAAAATGGTACTTTATTTGTACCTAAACAAAAACAAAATTTACAGAAACTACTATCTATATATCACCCGGCTTTAAACGGTAAATATTACGAGTTTAGTAAAGTTGAAAAAGCTAATGATGATCTAGTTTATTTAGAGATGGAGATTGAAGCTTTAAATGCTGCTAAATCTATGGACATCGATCAAGCAGAAGCTATATTGAGAGTAGAGGTAGGATCTGAAGTATCTAAAATGACTAGTAGAGAAATTAAAAGAGATCTGATGATGTTCGCTAAAAGAAATCCAGATTTATTTATCGATCTAGCCAATGATGAAAACGTACAGTTAAGAAACTTTGCTATTAAAGCAACAGAAGCAGCTATAATCAAGCTGTCTGCAGACCAAAGAACATTTGTTTGGGCTTCTAATGGTAAAAAACTTATGACAGTACCTTTCGACGAGCATCCATACTCAGCTATGGCGGCTTTCTTTAAGACAGATGAAGGGTTGGAAATTTTTAAATCTATAGAGAAAAAGTTTCTATAACATGTAATACTAATATATAGAAGATCGCTTCGGCGGTCTTCTCTGTATTATAATAAAAAAACTAACAAATGGCAATAAGTGTAGACACGGTTTATAAAACAGTCTTATTAATATTAAACAAAGAACAACGAGGTTACATGACACCTGATGAGTTCAATAAGACAGCTACTCAAGTTCAACTTGAAACTTTTGAAAATTACTTCGAGAGCTTGAACCAACAACTTAGAGTGCCAGATAACGACAGTGAATACGCTGATCGTGTAAAAAATATTGATGAAAAAATAGCTATATTTAAAAGATATGCTACAGCACCATACGAAACAGATCACTTCACACTACCATCAGACCTATATAGATTAGGTACTGTTGTTTATAAAGATGAAATAGAAGCTCAGTTAATTCAAAGAAATGATCTTCTATATGTTAACCAGTCACCTTTAACTAAACCCACTGAGCAATACCCGTTATACTTATACGAGGATAATAAGCTTTATTTAAAGCCTAACGATATAATATCTAATATTAGTGTATCGTACGTTAAAAAACCAGCTGATGTTATTTGGAATTTTGAAATCCCATCTGGACAAAACTATTATCAATATATAGCTACTGGTTCTCAAGACTTTGAGTTAGACGTATCAGAGCAGCCTGAGGTTATCATAAAAATATTACTATATGCTGGCGTTGTAGTTAAGGATTACAATTTAGTAAATCTTACTGCTCAGCAAGTACAAGCAGAACAAATAAATCAAAAAAGCTAATAAA